TGATGGTTCCCGCTGGTTTGTTCGCGCTGCTGGCCCGTCCGTTGGTCACGGCACCAGCCCAAACCTGATTGTGGCTGATGAGATTTGGGACATTTCAAGTGAAGCAATTGACGGTGGTTTGTTGCCTGCAATGCGCGCCCAGAAATCGCCTTTGCTGTCCTGCTGGTCAACGGCTGGCACAGAAAATTCCCGTGCCTTCCTCAAATGGCGTGAACAGGCTTTGCGCATGATTGACCAAAAGAAAACAGGAAACCTGTATTTTGCGGAATGGTCACCGCCACCAGACCTAGACCCAATGAACCCATCTGCATGGTCATGGGGAAACCCCGCTCTAGGCCACACGTTGACGATGGAAACAATCACCGCGGAAAGTGAAAACCCTGACCGCACCCAATTTTTGCGCGCCTCATGCAACCTGTGGGTGGCATCAGATCAGGGTTGGCTGAACCCAGGGCTGTGGCCATCATTGCAATTTGATGGTGAAATTCCTGACGGTGGCACCGTGGCAATTGAAAACAGCGTGGACGAAACACGATATTTTGGTTTGCGCGCCGTAGGCCTGCCAGACGGACGCACCGCCATCACCGTTGAATTCATGGTGGATACCTACGCCCAGGTCATGGAACACGTTGAACGCCTAAACCAAAACCCTGCCATCAAATTTGCTATCACCCCGTCAATTGATTTGCATTGGCCGTTGCATTTAGAACGCAAAAAAGTGATCGTGGGCTATGGCGAAATTTTGAAATGGACTGATCCAGTCCGCCAAATGATCCGCCAAAAATTGTTAGTCCACACAGGCGAAACCATGCTGGCTGAACATATCGGGCGCGCGGTAGCGGTCAGATCACAGGGATCAATCGCACTTTCCTCACAGCGTTCTAGTGGCCCTATCGAATTAGCGCGCCTAGCGGTCTTTGCAGCAGCGTTGACTAGCAAACCAAAAACTGGTGGCAAACCCATGATGGTTGTTTCAAATGGCTAATATGAAAACGGCACCAGGCTGGCCTTCGCCTTCTGTCGGGTTTCGCATAGCCTGGTGTCACCATCAACAACCCAATGTGTGTAATGCTTGACGCATGGGTATTTTGAGCCGTAACAAACAGGCCGCAATTTCAACACACGTTGGGGAACCAGCGGTGGCAGGCGCATTTTCCCCAGGCTATTCATCGTCAAATGCTGGCGTGAATATGATCGGCCAGTACTACACCTATCAGGAAGGCGAAGCGCGAAACCGCGCAATTAGCGTTCCAACAATCAACCGCGCGCGCGATCTAATGGCATCAGTCATCGGATCTATGCCGTTGAAAATGTATAACGAAATGTGGAACGGCGATGAAATGGAAAAGGTTTACATTGCGCCACGTTCATGGATACGCCGTCCAGATCCAAATGTTTCGGCGCAATTTTTGTTTAGTTGGACACTGGACGATTTGATGTTTTATGGACGGGCGTTTTGGTACATCACCAGTCGAACTGCTGATGGTTACCCTGCATCATTCACACGTTTGCCAGCGGGATCAATCACCACCACCGATATGGCTGGCCCTGTTTGGTTTGCCCCATCATCGCAAGTGTATTTTCAGGGCGGTGAATTAGACCCTGCAAACCTTGTGCAATTCTTATCACCAGCCCAGGGTTTGATTTATTCAGCCCCAGGTGCAATTGATACCGCGTTGAAATTGGAAGCGGCGCGAAACCGTAACGCATCATCATCAATTCCTGCTGGCATATTACGCCAAACAGAAAACAGCGAACCACTAAGCGCACAAGAACTTTCAGACCTTGCTGCACAATTCAATGCAGCGCGCGCGACAAACCAGACAGCGGCGCTGAACCAGTATTTGACCTACACAGAAACCGCTGCAACACCTGACAAAATGCTGTTGATCGAAGCCAGCCAATATCAAAGTCTTGAATGTTCCAGAATTGCCAATACCCCGCCATACCTTGTGGGTGTTGCTACTGGCGCGTATTCATACCAGTCAAGCCAGCAAGCCCGCGCTGACCTGTACCTGTTCGGCGTGAAACTATATGCAGATGCCATTGCTGGCGCGTTGTCAATGGATAATGTTTTACCGCGCGGAACGTATGTCGAATTTGATGCTGATGAATACCTAGAGGAAAACTTTATGGCAGACAAAATGGACGATACAGAAACCGTTATTGAGGAAAACACACAAGAGGAGTTAGCAAACCGATGATCAAACTAATTGCAGGCGATTTCACGCTAGACGCAGCGCAAGGCGAACAACCACGCCGTTCAATTTCTGGAACCGCGGTTCCCTATAACGTTCCCGCCCGCGTAAGCGATGGAACAGAGGTTATTTTCCGCCCAGGATCCCTGCCTGTTGAAGGCAAAGCCCCGCGCCTGTTCATGTACCACGATGCCTCAATGCCCGTTGGCGTTGTCACAGAGCGCGTGGACACCGAACAGGGAATGATGTTTACAGCCAAAATCAGCGCCACATCATTGGGCAATGACGCGCTGGTAATGGCCGCAGACGGCACCATTGACCAGGTAAGCGTTGGCGTGAACCCAACCAAGTTTTCCTACGATGAGGCAGGAACCATGATCATCGAAGCAGCCGAATGGCAGGAACTAAGCCTGGTTCCAATCGGCGCATTTGGTGATATGGCTAACATCTCACAAGTGGCTGCAAGTATCCACCAAGAGCCAGAGGAAATCAGCAATACTGAAACACAGGAACCAATTGAAAAGGAAACAGACATGTCCGAAGCAGTAGCACCAGCAGTTGAAGCAACAATTCCAACCGCGCCAATTTTCGCACAAGCCAAAAAAGAATTTGCATTGCCAACAGCAGGCGAATACATGGCCGCCTACCACATCGGTGGTGACACTTTTGCAAACATCAACAAAGCAGTTTCGGAATACACCGCATCAAAGCGAACCGCATTGCAAGCAGCAGCGGGCGATGTTCTCACCACGGACACACCAGGTTTGCTACCTGTTCCAGTACTTGGGCCATTGGTTCAAGACTTGAACTTCTTGCGTCCAGTAGTTGATGCAGTAGGCGCCCGCGCTTACCCAGATAGCGGACAATCAAAGACCTTTATTCGTCCAACCATCACCACGCACACCAGCGTTGCATCACAATCAGAATTGGGTTCAGCATCAGCAACAACGATGGTGATCGCATCTAACTCAATCAGCAAGACCACACTTGCTGGTCAAGTAACGCTGTCTGTTCAGGACATTGACTTCACTTCACCTGCAGCAATGCAATTGATCTTGAATGACCTCATGGGCGAATACATGATTGCTTCTGACAACAAAGCAGCAGACGATTTGCTCACCGCAGCAAACTCATCTGGTGTTTGGGACGGAACAGTTGCCGACTTGCTCAAATCTGTTTATGACAGCGCAGTTGACATTTCAACAAACCGCAACTGGACACCAACCCACATGTTCGTAAGCCCAGACGTATGGGGTCAACTTGGACAGTTAGCAGACACCACAGGCCGCCCTGTGTTCCCATTTATCGGTGCAGGCCTAACGGGCCAAAACGCACTTGGAAACGCAAGCGCATCATCATGGAACGGCAACCCATTGGGCTTGCAGTTGGTAGTTGACAGCAACTTTGCTGCAAAGACCATGATCATCACCCGCGTTGGTCAAGGTGCTGGCGATGCCTTTGAATTCTACGAAAGTATTCGTGGCCTGATGAGCGTTGAACAGCCTTCAGTTTTGGGACGCAATATGTCATTCCACGGCTATGTTTCAACCTTCGCAGCAATTGGTGGAATGATCCGCAAGATCACCCAGGCCTAGTAGAAAGGCGGCCTAACCCGCCATGGCTACTTACACAGTCACCAACAAATATCTGGTTGACAACTACGCAGTCCTGCAATTACTCACCCCAAATGAAATTGCAGTTGGCCAGTCCATCACCGTGGCAGGTGTTGATGCAACGTTCAACGGTACTTATTCCGTTTATGCGTTGCCACAATATCTGTTCATGGGTGTGGACACCGAAGGCGATTTGTTGTTTGATTACCAGGTACCAATTGAAAATCAGGTGTTGTTTGCGAAAACGGCAGCCGATGTTATGCGCGTTGCATCGTCAGGAACCATTGTTTACAACCCTGTATGCACATGGATTACGGCAGGAAACATTGAGGATTGGCTAGGTATCGGAACCGCTACCGCAGCAGACACCACATTTCTAACGCAATGCGCCAGCGCTGCAAACGCTTATTGTTACCGCAAAAGATTAGAAAGCGGATACATCGATAGTTTGACCACCAGCCCGTCAGGTGACGTGACGCTGGGGACAATCCAATACGGTGGCGCGCTATACCGCCAACGCGGATCAATTGATGTGTTTGCATCATTCAGCGAAATGGGCACCGCACCAACTACAGGCCTGTCCCCAATCATCAAACAATTGCTAGGTATTCAACGCCCGCAGGTGGCCTGATGCCCGTTGCATACACAGACCTGTTCAATGAGGCGTTGGACGATCTGAAAACTAAACTGGAAACCATCACAGGTTTGCAAGTAGTGACAGATCCCCGAAACCTTGTTCCACCATGCGCCTTTATTGGTGCCTGCTCATTCGAAGCATGGAACTACAACATTGTCAAAATTAGTTGGCCAGTACAGATCATTTCAATGGGGCCATCAAACCTTGACGCAATGCGAAACCTTTTGAACCTAAGCGCGCTAGTGCTGGCAGGCGTTGGATCTGTTACCGCTGGCCGTCCAACTACCCTTGACGTTGGTGGTGTGATGTTGCCGTGCTACGAATTGACCGTTATGCAACAGGCGCAAACAGCATGAAATATGTGATCATTTCCCCACGTCTAGGAACGCCAGGTGACGAATTTGACCCAGGTGATAGCAACGTGGATCACCTGTTGGCTGGTGGGTTTATTAGACAATCCACCGACAAGCCATCAAAACCATCTAAAGTAAAAACCAAACCTAAGGAGTAGAAACCACATGGCAACCAGCACCCAGTTGAGCAATCCAAAAGTCCAAATTGGCGCAGCCATTGGATCCCTAGTTGATCTAACTGATCAGGCAACATCTGCAACATTGACGCGCACAGTCGAAGCGCTAGAGGACACCGCATTTGGAACAGGATCACGCACCTATACAGGCGGACTAGAGAACAACGAATTGACCGTCACAATGTTCATGTCATATGCGGCAGCAGAAACTTATGCCAGCCTCAAAGATTTAGTGGGCACAAAATGCACCGTACAGGTAAACCCTGCATACGGTTCAGGTGACAGCGCTACCAACCCAGGGTTTGTTTTGACAAACACCTATTTGGAAAGCCTGCCAGTTATCAATTCATCTTTAGGCGAATTGGCAACAGTTGATTTGACGTTCACAGGTGGCGTTTACAGCGTTGACGTGACAGCCTAAATTTCAATAAACCAAACCAGACGGAAGGATTGAAATGAAAATTAAACTACGCATCACCCTGAACGAAAACACCCCACCGCGCGATGTAACCACAAACCTGTTGGTGATCAGCGAATGGGAAAAATCAGAGAACCGCAAAGTGTCAGACGGACGCGGTATTGGCGTGAACGACATGGTTTGCTGGGCGTTCCATCTTTACAAACTGGCGGGCGAAACTATGCCAGCCACATGGTCTGAATGGTTGAAACAAAACCCAGACATGGACATTGAAGCGGTGGATCAAACAAACCCAAACCCTACGGACGCGGCACCTACCGCCGCCAACTAGCAGAGGTTCTAGTAGCGGTCGGTTGGTGGCCGCCACACATCGAATTTGACACCCAAGATTTGCAAACAGTCATTACTGTGTTGAATAAGCAAAACAAGGGAAAACGATGAGCGCCACGGCACAGATTGAGGTTTACGGGTTGAAAGAGGCGCTGAAAGAATTGCGCAATGTTGACCCTGATTTACGCAAGAGAATAAACAAAGAGGCGAAGGAACTAGCCAAACCTGCCATTGATGATGCAAAGGCCAGTTACCCACAGCGCCTGTTGTCTGGTATGGAACGCTCATGGACACAGCGGGGAAATCAAAAATTCCCGTACAGCCAACAGAAAGCCCAGCGCGGTGTTGGTGTCAAAGTAGATGTGAGCAAACGCAATTCCAGCACCATCAGCATCATTCAAAAAGACCCAGCGGCGGCCATCATTGACATGGCAGGCAAAAAGGGTGGATCTAACGCCCAGGGCGCAAATTTCATTTCAGCCCTAACGTTGCAGTTTGGTTTGCCTTCACGCGTCATGTGGCCTGCCTATGACCGCAATGCGGGCGCTGTGGAACAAAACATGGTTGAATTGGTGGAACGCGTAATGGACGCTGTCAATAGAAACCTGGTGATGTAATGGCAATCAAAATTCCGATCATTAGCGAATTTGACAGCAAGGGTTTGGACAAAGCCCTAAAGGAATTTCAGAGCCTTGAAGGCGCTGGCGCTAAAGCAGGGTTTGCTATCAAAAAGGCCGCGCTACCTGCTGCCGCCGCAATTGGCGGATTGGCCGTTGCATTAGGTTCAGCAACTAAAGCAGCAATGGAAGATGAGGCCGCGCAAGTCGAATTGGCGCGCACCCTAAACATTTCGGCTAGCGCTACTGATGCACAGGTTGCAGCAACCGAAAACATGATTAGCAAAATGTCATTGGCTAGCGGTATTGCGGACGATGATTTACGCCCTGCCCTAGCGAACCTGGTACGCGGTACCAAAGACATTGGCAAAGCCCAAGAGGGTTTGAGCCTGGCAATGGACATTTCCACGGCCACAGGCAAAGATTTAGCCACAGTTTCGGACGCGCTAGCAAAAGCCTACGGCGGAAACATGAAAGGCCTAAAAGCGCTTTCACCAGAAATGGCCACGCTGATCAAAGAGGGTGCAGACCTCAACACCGTGATGGACGTGCTGGGCGGAACGTTTGGTGGTGCAACAGCCGAAGCGGCAGGAACCGCCGAAGGCCAGATGAAACGATTTGGAATAGCAATTGCCGAAGCAAAAGAAAACATTGGCGCTGCATTGATCCCTGTTGTTGAAAAGGTGTTGCCGTTGCTGACCGCAATGGGTGCATGGGCACAGGAAAACACCACCACGTTTCTGGTTATCGCTGGGGCCATTGGTGGCATCGCAGCAGCAATTCTGGTGGCAAACGCAGCAATCAAGGTTTATACGCTCTACACACAACTAGCAGCCGCCGCCAATTTCCTTTTGAACGCCGCGCTAATGGCTAACCCAATCACCCTTGTGATCATTGCTGTAGTTGCTTTGATAGCCATTTTGACCGCGCTGTATTTCAAATTCGATGGTGTCCGCAAAATCGTTGACACAGTATTTGATGCAATAACCACAGGTGTCAAATTTAGTTTTGACGCAATCAAAACCTATTTCACCGCCGTCCTAAATATTTATAAATCAATTTTCAATGGCATCGCCAGCCTGTGGAATAACACCATTGGCAAACTGTCATTTAGTTTTCCGTCATGGGTTCCAGGTTTAGGCGGTAAAGGGTTTAGCGTTCCCAACATTCCAATGCTGGCAGAGGGCGGAATTGTTACAGGCCCAACGCTGGCCATGATCGGTGAGGCAGGCCCAGAGGCCGTTATCCCGTTATCAAAGATGGGTGGCATGGGTGGCGGTATTACCGTCAACGTGAACGGCGGGCTAGCCACTAGTGCTGAAATTGGGCAGGCTGTGGTCAACGCAATACGCGCCTATAACCGCAGCGCTGGCCCAGCAAACATTCAGGTGGCGTGATGCCAGGCGTTGCAGTAATTGACAGCGGAAATTATGACCTGCAAGTAGCCACAGGGTTTTCCATCAACGCGTTCACATTGGACGATCCAACCCGCGGTGTGCTGGACAATACCCAATACGTTTTGGACGGTGAAGGCGAATTTGCCAGCGTCATGGACGGTTGTATCGGCATATCGGTCAAGCGCGGACGGCGTGATGTTGGTGACCAATTCAGCGCGGGCACAATGTCATTTACATTGAACGACACATTGGCGGGCGGGGTGTTCAATCCGTTTGATGAAAATAGCCCATATTGGGACACCGCAGAAGCAAAGCCTGGATTAGCGCCAATGCGTCAGGTGCGCCTCATTCGATACAACGACAGCAACGTGGCCCATGACCTGTTCAACGGTTATGTGGTGAACTATGACTACAACTTTGCGCTGGGTGGCATTGACACAGTCACGGTGTATTGCGCTGACCAATTCTATTTGCTAGCCCAAACCTATTTGGACGAATACAACGTGAGCGCGCAAACATCAGGGCAACGCATCACAAGTGTTTTGGATTTGCCAGAGGTTGATTTCCCGTTGGCTGATCGTGACATTGCCACAGGAACCGTGAACCTGGGACATGCTGCCGCCTACACCGTTCCTGCTGGAACAAACGTTTTGCAATACATCAGCCAAATCAATAGCACCGCAGAATTTGGCCGCCTGTTTATGAGCGCGGACGGCAAATTGACATTCCAAAATCGCATTGGTAACACCCTTTCAGCAAGTGTGGCAGATTTCCATGACGATGGAACAAACATTCCCTACAACGGCGTAGGCATATCATTCGAAGCGGACGCGGTAGTAAACCGCGCCGTGGTAACAGGCCTAAACAGCAACACAGCCACCGCAGAGGATCTAGCCTCAATTGCCACCTATTTCATTCAAACCAACAGCATCACCAACAGCCTGCTACATGAGCAAACCAGCATTGACACCGCCGCAGCATATTTGCTGAACGGCGAACCAGAAGCCCGCTACACCAGCGTAGAAACCGATTTCCTGATGTTGACCAACGCCCAGCGCGACACCGTGGCCAGCATCGAAATAGGGCAAACCATTACCGTGGAAAAAACGTTCCAAAGCGGATCTGGTACCAGCGAACTAGCCCAGGAACTAAGCGTGGAAGGCATTGAACACACCATCACCGTGGGCGCTGGACACAGCATCATGTTGTCAACGGCACCCACCACAATTGTGTTTGAATTTGTTTTGGACAGCGCCCTGTATGGCACACTAGACAGCCTCAATGTCTTAGGATAGGAAACATGGCAATTCAAGATTTCGTCCCCTCACAAATTCTTACCGCAGCCCAGATGGACGCATTGCAGGCCAATGATTACAACTGGACGGTCAGCAACAAAACCGCGTCATACACCCTTGTCGCAGCCGATAAGGGAACGCGCATTGTGATGAGCAACGCAAGCGCTACGACCATCACCGTCAACACAAGTTTGTTTAGCGCTGGCGATACTTTGTTTATTCAAAACATTGGCGCTGGAACTTGCACAATTACAGCAGGAACAGCAACGGTTACCACCGCCAGTTCATTAGCGTTGGCACAATGGGGGGGTGGCACGCTTTATTTTACAAGTGCTAGTGCTGCTATTTTTTTTAGCCAACAGTCAGCGACATATGGAGTTGCTACGGGTGGAACGTCATCAAGTATCACCGTTAGCGGTCAGGCATATACGATGCTTGCCTTTACCGCTGATGCAACAATGACAGTTTCCCGTGCTGGAATTTTTGATTTGTTTTTAGTTGCAGGCGGCGGCGGTGCTACTACTGGCGGTGTACCAGGTGGCGGTGGTGCGGGTGGAGTTTTACAGGCAACCGTTTATTTAGACGCAGGTAGTATTCCAATTTCAATTGGTGCTGGCGGTTCAGGTATCGAAAGTTCAAGCGTTGGATTTCCGACAAGCGTCAACAATGTGATCAGCGCCGTTGGTGGCGGTGGCGGTGGTGGAGACCCAGGGCGAAACGTAGAGCCAATGGACGGCGGATCGGGTGGTGGCACTAGAGCATCAGGTTACGGCGGCGCTGGAATTGCTAAGGGTGGCAGTTCACAAGGCAATTCAGGTGGCACAGGTAACGGATCAACACAGGGCGGCGGTGGCGGTGGTGCAGGAGCAGCAGGTGCAACCAATGCTGGCGGAAACGGAATAAGCCTAAGCACATTTACGGGTGGAACGGTCACAAGTTTGGTTGCAGGCGGTGGTGCACCATCGGGTGGAACAGCAGGAACAGGTGGGGGCGGAGCGTCAGGTGCAAGCGGAACAGCAAACACAGGCGGCGGTTGTGGCGCTGGTGGCGGTAACGGTGGTTCTGGGATTGCGTATATAAGGTTCAAGGTATGAGCGCACAATATTTTGCACAAATAAACGATGCCAACGTGTGTATTTATGTTGCCGTTGTTTCTCAAGAATTTTTAGAAGCAAACCCTGATCGTTACCCTGGTATTTGGGTTGAAACCTTTTCGGAAACGCCAGGAAAAACATATGCGGCACAAGGTTATATCTACGATTATGCAACACAAGATTTCAGCGCGCCAACATACGAATAATGCGATGGCGTTTTATGATCGGATACACGCTGCTGATCGCAGTAGTAATTTGGGGTTGTAGTGGTTGCACCGTTTCAAAAACTAATATCGAATATCAATGTTTCACAAAGGCCGCCTGTGACTAAAACACCAGAACAACAACATGCAGGGCTAATAGTTTTTGTTGGCCGTTTGATGGCAATCTGTTTTTCGTTCACCGTTATGGCGTTCATATATGGAATTTTATTTGTGGATCAGCCAACGGAACAGGCCCCCACAGACGCACAACTAATTGATTTGCTGTCCACGTTGCTGGTGTTTTTGACTGGCACATTGTCTGGCCTTGTGGCATCGAATGGCCTGAAATCAAAGCCTGGATCTAGTGCAGCCACCGATTAGGAAACTGGTATTGCCAGCGGATCTGGCGCATTGCAAACCAGGTGAATTGCCAATGAACCTATTGCGCGACATCAAACCAATGGGCAAATTGCATCATTTAGCAGCGGTCAGTTGGACAGCAATGCGTCAAGCCGCATTTGCGTCAGGGATCAAACAATTCAAACCAACCAGCGCGGGTGATACCTACAGGTCATTAGCCCAACAAAAGGCTGGTTTCTTACAGCGCTACACATTGGAACCAATTGCTGGCGCGTCAACCAGAACATGGGAAGGTCGCAAATACTATTTGAAGCCAGGGAACGCACCATTGGCCGCGCCTGGTTCCTCACGTCACAACTTGGGATTGGCAGTCGATATTGCTGGAACGTCCGATCCGATCCTGTGGAAATGGTTGTGTGAAAACGCGCCAAATTACGGTTGGTCATTAGAGGTAATGCCCGCTGAACCCTGGCATTGGTTCTATTTTGTGGGCGATAAGACCCCACCAGCGCTAATGCTTGACCCAGCCACACCCACCCTATAGGGTGGACATATACCTGACAGAGGGATAAACAGTTATGGCTGACGCTAAGACCTACACATATGAGGTTTTCACCACCGCATTGGACACAAACCAATTAGTGCTGGTGCAAATTTTCCGTGACCCAGACAGCCAAAAAGTGTTACACGCCCAACTGTCATTCAAAAACGCCATCGGGGACACCTGGGGCGTTCCATACCAATTGGAGAAAAAATGACGTTTACAGCAACCAAAATCGTGGCAGGTGTTATTTCAGCCCTAGTGGGTTTTACGCTTGCCATACAGCCTCTAATGAGCCAATCAGAGCCACCTAGCACCACCATTGCCCTGGCACCGTACCTAATTGAACCAACCACCACCACGGCCACGGCCACCACGGTTTTCTACATCAACCCATCAGCCACCGTTTGCGAACAATTCAGCGCGCTGGCCGTCAATCTGGGTTGGCCTGTTGAACAGCGCGACAAACTGGAATATGTGATGCAGCGCGAAAGTCGATGCACACCCAACGCCCACAACAAAAAAGACACCGTGGGGCAATCTTATGGCCTCATGCAGATCAACACATTTTGGTGCAAAGGCCCGAACAGTTACCTACAAAAAGCAGGCCTGATTACGTCATGTGAAAACCTGTTACAGGCACAGACTAATCTCAAAGCAGGTTTGATCATTTGGACTAGATCAGGGTGGTCACCCTGGCGAACAGCCAAGTGATTGAATACCCACTATCGGAAAATTCCATGACAGAGGAAACACGAAAAATGATCACAGATAAAATTGATTTGCAACTAACGCCAACATCAACAGCAATGATGAAACTGATTGATGATATTTGCAGGCCCACACACAGCCCAAAACCTGTTCGTGATGATTACCTGATCCGCACGTTGAAGGTGATGAAAACAGATTTTGATTTATCTGGGAACGAAATCTATGCAGAAACATGTTTGCGTTGCATAGAGGAACTAGGCGGCGAACTGTAAGCAATGGCCCGCTACTACACATCAAATGAGCGTTCCAAATACAATTCCCACACATCAAACAACATTCGAAGCGATGCGAAACGCAGAGAACAACTAGAAAACAGACAGAAGGAAACACCAATGGCATTTGACCTATCCAATTACGAAACCGTAGAAACACGGTTGAACCGATTTTGGGAAACATACCCAGACGGGCGCGTTGAAACCACGCTAATGAATTATGACGGTGACACCTGCATTGTTCGCAGCGTCATATGGAAACACCGTGATGATGCACACCCAACCGCCACAGGATACGCGCATGAAATACATACTGACCGCGGCGTAAATGCCACATCATTTGTCGAAAACTGTGAAACCAGCAGTTTGGGCAGGTGCCTAGCCAACATGGGATTTGCCACACAAGGCAAACGGCCTTCCCGTGAGGAAATGCAAAAGGTAGAACGCCAGGGCGGACAAGTAGCACCTAGCGCGCAAGTACACACACCCTCTGGTGCATTTGCCACACCTAAGCAAACGGGCTACATCAAAAAACTGGCAAAGGACGCAAACATGGACGATTTGCGCCTGTTGGAATTTATACAACGCACCGTCAACCGTGATGATGCGGTGTTGGAATTGTTGAAATCCCATGAGGCCAGCGCGGTCATTGAGGCATTGAAATGACATTTGATGAAAAACAAACTGGTGCAACACCCATTGAAATAGTTGACTATTTGCGCGGTGTAATTGACACATTGCGCGCTGAAAAAGCATTGCTAGAAAAGCGATATGCAGATTTAGAGGCAAGCCGCGAAACGTGGCAAAAACTGGCGCAAGCATGGGAATGGTTAGCAGACAACAAAAGAATTGTGCCCGCTGATGAATGAAACAGATTTCAAAGACCTGGTGATTGGCGTGGCCAAACGTTATGGCTGGCTTATTCACCATGACCTGCCAGCAATGAACAAACGCGGCGCATGGGCAACACACATTCAAGGTGATGCTGGTTTCCCTGATTTGCTACTCATTCACCCTACTGGCGCAAAGATTTTGGCTATCGAATTGAAAAGCGAAAAAGGCAAAACCAGCCCATTGCAGAAACGCTGGCTGTTGGCCTTTGAACAGGCTGGTGTGTATTCCGCGGTGTGGAAACCATCAGACATGGAATATGTGCTGTACATGTTGAGCAACCCACATCAATGACCATGACATTTGACTATCCCGCAGCGTTTAGTGAAGGCGCATATTGGGCCAGCATGCTTGCAGATCGCCTGAAATTGCGCGGGGTGCAATGCTGGACACCAGAGCCACCAAAAGACCGCACACAGGAATGGATCACACGCCACGAAAAGGATATTTGCCTGCCGTGGACAGATAAGCCGTTAGAGGTCAAAGCGCGCACCCACATCTGTGATGAGCAAGGCCAATTGATCTATGATCCGCTGTTTGTGGACACCAAATATGGTTATGACATGAAAACAGTGAAACCGTTGGCCTATGTGATGGTGTGCAAAAAGACCGCAAACATCTGGTGTTTATCCCCACGCGCGACATACGCCAAATGGGACGTGGAAGGCACATTCGATAGCAAACGCAAAATTGACATCACGGTGTACACAGCGGCGGCGGATTTGTTTGTGCCGTACACCGATCTAGTAGATTTCCTAATTTCTAAGCAACAATAGGCAAGCATCACAGGCTGTTCCCCGTTTGCATGGGGTGGGGCGTAAACAGGGAAACCTGGGTAGATGATCGCGCCCTGAAACATGCAACACGAAATGGTTTAGGCAAAGCGATCAGGCAAGGCGTAAACAATCGTCATTGAATGTAAATGGGTACCAGGTTGGGCAATCTGGTGGGTGGGGCAATCACATCTATGCCCTGGCGCAAACAAACAAAATGACATACACAAAACAAACACAACAAACACCAGCCCGTCCAGATGCCCTACTATAAGAAATGACAGCAAGCGCGAAGCGCGCGCTAGCACAAGCCGAAGGCGCGTGAGAAACATGACAAGACCTAGCACCCCATACGACACAGCGGAATACAAACGCAAACGTGCAGCGCTACTAGCAGACAATCCCACCTGCCATTGGTGTGGCAATGAAGCAACTACCGCTGATCATTTAGTGGAGTTAGACCGCGGCGGATCACATGACGAAATGGTGCCCGCCTGCCTGCCATGCAATAGTCGAAGGGGTCAGGCCTACAAACGGAAGCGTGACGCAATACAAAACCACCACCGCAATGAAGCATTGAAAGACAAAGGCTTTGCAATAACAAAACCTGAAACGATTTTTTATGGAAACAAACATATGAC